AATTGGTGGTCAACAAATAGATAAGCATTATTCTGATTGGCTTTACATTTGGAATGAATTATCTCTTCCTATAGGCAAACGTTATGCATATGATACTATGGTTGGTGCTGATAAAGATATATTAAATGGCGGTACTGTTAATAATGATGTAACAGCGACCACTTTATATATTCCTTTTGAATTCTGGTTTTGCCGCAATGTAGGTCTCGCTCTTCCTTTAATAGCCCTTCAATATCATGAAGTAAAAGTAAAAATAGATTTTGAAACTAAAGCAAATTGTGTAATTGCTCCTGCCGATTTTGATGATGTTAAAAATATATCTTTATGGGCTGATTATATATTCTTAGATACCGACGAACGCCGAAGATTCGCTCAATTATCTCACGAATATTTAATAGAACAATTACAATTTACTGGAACTGAAACTCTCGTAGCCGGTACTAATCGTATTAAATTAAATTTTAATCATCCTTGCAAAGAATTAATATGGGTTGCTAAAATACCGCAAGATCTCAATAAAACTAGATGGTATGATTATACTAATACTAATGTTGCTGATGTTGATAATTCATTATCTTTAGGATATAACGGAAGTTCTAAAGTTGGAGGCCAATATACCTCAAACTACTTAGTAATATCTGATATTAAACCTGCTTCAAATGTCAACCCCTTCAAAAATGCTATACTTCAATTAAATGGCAATGATCGTTTCGCGGTAAGAGAAGGTGATTATTTTAATTATGTTCAACCCTTCCAACATCACACTAATGTTCCTGTACATAATTCAATCAACGTATACTCGTTTGCTCTTAAACCCGAAGATCATCAACCAAGTGGCACTTTAAATATGTCTCGTATTGATACCGCTACTCTCATGGTTACAGCGGGTGATAGAGGTACTGGTTTATCATATGAAGGAGTAAATATATATGCTGTCAATTACAATGTTCTACGTATATTATCTGGAATGGGTGGTCTTGCTTATTCCAATTAAAAAAATAATAATTATAATAATTTGTGTTATATATTTCCCTTTTTTTTTTCTCCTCTAATAGTATAAAGAATATAGCGTAAATGGGTGGTGGTCTTCTTCAATTAGTTGCTTATGGTGCTCAGGATGTTTATTTAACTGGTAATCCTCAAATTACCTTTTTCAAAGTAGTTTATCGTCGTCATACTAACTTCGCTATTGAAGCCATTCAACAAACTTTTAACGGAACTCCCAATTTTGGCAATCGCGTAACTTGCCAAATATCAAGAAATGGCGATTTAATACATCGTGTATATTTAGCGGTTGTTAATTATTCATCTGGAATTAATGTATGTCCTTATTTTGGTCTTCGTTTAATAAATTATGTAGAAATTGAAATAGGTGGTCAAAAAATAGATAAACATTATTCTCATTGGATGTATGTATGGAATGAACTTTCTTTACCCGTTTCAAAGAAAGATGCCTATAAAAAAATGGTTGGTGCTAATGATAAACTAGCATCTTTAACTAATGCTAATCTATATATCCCTTTGGAGTTCTGGTTCTGCCGTAATGTTGGCCTTGCTCTCCCTTTAATCGCCTTACAATATCATGAAGTAAAAATAAACATTTTATTTGAAACTAAAGAAAACTGTCGTGGTAATACAGGTGAACTTACTGATTTAACTTCAACTACTTTGTGGGTCGATTATATATTCTTAGATACCGATGAACGCCGAAGATTCGCTCAATTATCTCACGAATATTTAATAGAACAATTACAATTCACTGGAACCGAAAGTATTAATGATTCTGCTACTAGCATAAAACCTAAACTTTCTTTCAATCACCCCTGCAAAGAATTAGTATGGTTCTGTGCTTCAAGCCACTCAGCCACTAAAGCAACTATTAATAATAACTGGGTTAACTATTCAACAGGTACTAATGGATATGCCGCAGGTAATTCGGAATTATTCAAAGAGACAAGTGCAATAACTTCTACCAATCCTATAAAAACTGCTAAACTCGTATTAAATGGAAATGACCGTTTCTCCGCAAGACCTGGCTCTTATTTTAATTTAATACAACCGTTTCAGCACCACGAAAATATACCTTCAAATTCGGGTATTAACGTTTATTCATTCGCTCTAAAACCTGAAGAACATCAACCAAGTGGCACTCTTAACATGTCTCGTATTGATACCGCTGTTCTCAATTTAGATGTTACCTCGAGTATGACTGGCTCGAAAAATCTTCATGTATATGCTGTAAATTACAACGTTCTTCGCATACTTTCGGGTATGGGCGGCCTTGCTTATTCAAATTAAATTATATTATTTATATATGTTGTTAAATTGCTATAATGTTTCTTTTTTTTTTCTCCTCTAATAGTATAAAGAATATAGCGTAAATGGGTGGTGGTCTTCTTCAATTAGTTGCTTATGGTGCTCAGGATGTTTATTTAACTGGTAATCCTCAAATTACCTTTTTCAAAGTAGTTTATCGTCGTCATACTAACTTCGCTATTGAAGCCATTCAACAAACAGCATCGGGAAGTAATTCTCTAGGTTCTCGCGCAACTTATCAAATAACTCGCAATGGCGATTTAATACACAGAGTATATTTTTACGGAAAATTAAAAAACACTTCTGGTAGCAAAAAAGTAGCCTTAGTTCCTAATGTTGGACAAAAATTATTAAAAACTGTTGAATTAGAAATCGGTGGACAACGTATAGATAAACATTATTCTGAGTGGCTTTATATATGGAATGAACTTTCGCTACCCTATGGCAAACGCGAAGGCTATTATAAAATGATTGGTGCTAATAAAGAAAATTGCTGCACACAATTAGCACACACTACCAATAACTCTTATGAATTATATGTACCTTTAGAATTCTGGTTTTGTCGCAATGTTGGTCTCGCTCTCCCTTTAATCGCATTACAATATCATGAAGTTAAAATTAATATTGAATATGAAACTGCGGATAATTTATGCGATGTTAGTACTACCAACTATTGTATTGAAAATGATGTTGCTGATGGTTCAGCAAATGTAACTGCTAATTTTGATAAAACTTTAACATTAGACGAACCTACCTTATGGGTTGATTATATATTCTTAGATACCGATGAACGCCGAAGATTCGCCCAATTATCCCACGAATATTTAATTGAGCAATTACAATTTACTGGAACTGATACTATAACTTCTTCGGGTGCTAACGCGGATTCAATGAAAAGCATGCGTATGAATTTCAATCATCCCTGCAAAGAACTCATATGGGCTATCAAAAGATCTGACCAATCATCTGTATATTGGAATAACTTTTCTACCGCAGAAAAAGATGAAAATGCTGGAGCAGGCACTGATGTTACCTTCAACAACTATATAGTTTCTAGCAATCCCGTAATGCAAGCAAAAATAATGCTTAACGGCAATGATCGTTTCGCAACAAGACAAGGCGAATATTTCTCTCTTGTTCAACCTTATGAACATCATGAAAATACTCCTGACATGTACCACAAGGGCATCAATGTTTATTCGTTTGCTCTAAAACCTGAAGAACATCAACCAAGTGGCACTTTAAATATGTCTCGTATTGATACCGCTGTTCTATCTCTATCTTCTAAAATGGCGGGAACTATATATATATTTGCTGTTAACTATAACGTTCTACGTATATTATCTGGCATGGGTGGCCTTGCTTATTCTAATTAAATATGATATCTATGATATCTACGATATCTATGATATCTATGATAGCCACAGTACAATTTTTTCGTTTTTTAATTTATAATTATTATCAATAGATAATATTATATTATATAAAATTTTTGATATTTGTATTGATGTCTTATGAATATCGTTATTTGACCAATTATTTTTATTTTTTTCATTAAAATAATATGAAATAATATCTTACAAATAAGGCAAGCATCCTTTATTCATTGAATTGGTATATTTATACGCATTTATTTTATATCTCATATACAAAAATTCTTTATCTGTAAGACTTTTGTAGTTGTTTATACTTTTCCTAACCTTATTTAGTATTTTCTTATAATTATTATTAATCTCATAACTAACTTTTTGAATTAAATAAGATTTTAAGATATCACAATTATACTTATTTCTTTTATCTCAGACTATACTTTTTAAATTTGTCTCTTTTTTAACAAATATATTAGACAACTTATTTATTTCACTCAACTTGTTGAGTTCATAATAGCCTTGCAAATACCTAACAATATTTACCAGCAATTACTAATTGCAGATAGCATATTAAAGTTTAATATATTTTATAAAACTAAAAAAATA